ACCGATACTTTCGGACGGCAAACGCACCGTTAAACAGATCATTGACGGCACAACAAAAAATTACGGCAGACAACTCTGTATGCAGTGTGTTGCAAGGCTGATAAAGCAGAAGAAACAGGAAAAGCAGAGAGAGGGTGCAGACAATGCAACTTCGACCGTATCAGAATGACCTTGTTGAGCAGGTAAGACAGGCTTGGCGAGATGGTTACAAAGCCCCTTGCATTGTCCTTGGGTGCGGTGGCGGAAAATCCTGCATTGTCGCAGAAATTGCAAGACGAACAACTTGGAACGGGAAACGGGTGCTGTTCCTTGTTCACAGGAGAGAGCTTGTTGACCAAATATTCAGAACCTTTGTCCGCTGGGGTGTGCTTATGGATTTGTGCCAAATCGGTATGGTACAGACCTTTACACGAAGATTGAAGAAACTGCCAAAACCCGCACTTATCATCACAGACGAAAATCATCACAGCCTTGCACAAAGCTACAAACGCATTTACGAACATTTTTCGGATGTTCCGAGGGTTGGCGTCACCGCAACACCTGTCCGATTAAACGGTGACGGTTTGGGCGATGTCAACGACAAGCTCATAATCGGGGTGAGTACAAAATGGCTCATTGAGCATAACTGCCTTGCCCCGTATGACTACTACGCTCCGAGTGTCGCCGACCTTACGGGTTTACACACCAAAATGGGCGAGTATGTCACCGCCGACATTGAAAAGGCAATGATAAAAAACACGGTATTCGGTGATGTTATCAAATATTACAAACAGCTTGCAGACGGTAAGAAAGCCGTCTGTTACTGTTCTTCGGTAAAGCACAGTCTTGCAACAGCGAAGGCTTTTTGTGACGCAGGTATATCCGCAAGGCATATTGACGGAGCAACTCCAAAGGCACAGAGAGAACAGATTATAGCCGATTTCAGGAACGGCAAAATTACAATCCTCTGCAATGTGGATTTGATTTCAGAAGGCTTTGATGTGCCCGACTGCGAATGTACAATTCTGCTCCGACCTACTCACAGCCTTACGCTTTACATTCAGCAGTCAATGCGATGTATGCGCTATAAGCAAAACAAAAGGGCGGTAATCATTGACCATGTGGGCAACTATGCAAGGCACGGAATGCCTGATGACGACCGAGAATGGACGCTTGAAAAACGCAAAAAGCTGAGTGTTAAAAAAATCGAAAAGGAGCAGGAGGAAAAGGTCAGACAATGTCCCGAATGTTTCTTTACATTTTCAGCACCGCCGGCAGGGCAGAAAGCCGTGTGTCCGCATTGCGGTTATGTTTTCCCGACAGCCGAAAGGACCGTTGAAACCGATACCACCGCAAAGCTCATTAAGGTTGAGGGATTCAAGCTTGATTTCAGCACACCCGATGATTGCCACAGCTATGCGGACTTGCTTGCATACGCAAAAAGCCACGGCTACAAAACAGGCTGGGCATATTTTCAGGCACGAAAGAGAGGTATGATAGCTTGACAGAAGAACACGCAATTCAGAACAAAATCCGTATTGCAATTGCACCGTACTGCGATATTTTCCGTATAAATGTAGGTGCAGGCTTTACAAAGGACGGCAGATATTTCAATACGGGAGTTCCGCCCGGATTTTCAGATTTGTTCGGTGTCAGAAAATCAGACGGAAGAGCGGTTTTTATCGAGGTTAAAACTCCCAAGGGCAAACCTACCGAAAAACAGCAGAAATTCATACAGATGATGAAACTCAACGGCGCTGTTGCAGGAGTGTGCAGAAGTGCCGATGAGGCAATAGAGTTAATAACAAAGGAGTAAAATTATGGGATTTAAAGCAAATTGGAGCGAGGCGGCACAGTCTAACTCACTCAAACCCGAGGGCGATTATGAGTGTCTTATCGCTAAGATTGAGGAGAGAGTAACAAAGAATGGCAAAGAAAATCTGAACATCTCAATGGTAATCAGAAATGATGTTGAGCAGAACTATAAAAACGGATATATATTTGATACATTGTGGAAGAAGAAAGAGCCTACAAACGCAGACTTGCAGGTCAAGGGATACAGCTATGGTCAGATTATGGCACTCGGCAAGGCGGCAGGACTTCCCGATGGCAAGGAGTACGACAGCCTTGAGCAGTTCTGCGGTGAGCTTGTCAATAAGCCGTTGCGTGTAACTATAAAGCACGAAGAATACAACGGAAAAACACAGGAGCGAGTAAGCTGGAGAAATCCTACAAAATATCCGACTGTAAAGCATATTCCAAAGCAGACGACAACCAATACAGCTACAGCCTATGCACAGCCACAGCAGAGTTATGCCCCTGCTCAGCCTGCAAATCAGGGCTTTGTTGATATGCCGATTGACGATGATTTGCCGTTCTGATTTTAAAAAATTTCTTCGGGAATTGCATGAAACAGTGCAATTTTCACCGTGTTTTTCCTTATATATGGAGGTGAAAAAATGGGCTTTACAAATTTAAACCCAAATAAAAATAAATATTTTGCAGTTCCCGAGGAATTGAAAGGTTACAAAAACTGGGTGTGCTGGCAGTCATATCCCGATCCGAAATCGCACAGCGGAATTTCAAAGAAACCGATAAATCCAAGAACGGGTGGCTTTGCAATGCCGAATAACTCGGACACTTGGTCGGACTTTGAAACAGCAGTCAGAGAATCTGCCAAATATTCGGGTATAGGCTTTATGTTCTCAAATTCACCGTTTTTCGGTGTTGACCTTGACGATATGCCGAATGACATTCAGGACTACCAAAACGGCGGAGCTGACAACATAATCAGCGAGTTTGTGAACACTTTGCAGAGCTACACCGAATTTTCGCAGAGTAAGACAGGTGTTCACATAATCTGCAAGGGAACTCTTCCCGAGGGCAGAAGAAAGGCGAAGAATGATTCGGGCGGTTTTGAAATGTACGAAAACGGCAGATTCTTCGTAGTGACAGGAGATTACTGCTCTGCATATGCGTACATAAACGATTGCACCGAAAGCATAAAGCCGCTGCATTCAAAATATCTCGGCAAGGCAACAGAGCCACAGCCTAAGCTCCGTAACATTGAGGTCAATCCGAACACCGTTGACGATATTGTCAGAATCGCCTGCAGCGCTAAGAACGGAAGCCTTTTCAAGGCTCTGTACAGCGGTGATTTTTCGGCTTACTCGTCACAGAGCGAGGCGGATATGGCTTTTTGCAATATGCTTGCGTTCTGGTGCGGTTGCGATACCGACAAAATGGATTCGATTTTCAGACAATCAGGCTTAATGCGTGACAAGTGGGACAGAAAACAGTCGGGTACAACCTACGGCATTATAACCTTGCAAAAGGCTGTGTCGGGCTGTACACAGACCTATAACCCAAAACAGCATAACGATTATTCAATTTCAATCGGTGAGGGCAAGGCTGTTCAAGCGGTTGACGAAGAAAAAATGCGTGCCTACACCTTTGACGATATGGGTAATGCCGACAGGTTCGTTGATTTATTCGGCGATAATGTAAGGTATTGTTACACCGAGAAAAAGTGGTATTACTACAATTCAATGAAGTGGTGTGTTGACAATATCGGGGTAGTTTTGCGAATGGCAGACAAAAGCGTTGAGGCTATGAAAGCCGAAGCAAGGCTGTACTTGCAAGCTGATGAGGAGAACGGCGGAGATATGTCAAAAGCATTTGAAAAGCATATGAAAGTAAGCCGTTCCAACAAATCAAAAAAAGCAATGCTCAACGAGGTTGAACACCATATCCCCGTACTTCCGGCACAAATGGATAAATACCGTATGGCATTAAACACCCCAAGCGGAATAATCAACCTTAAAAACGGCGAAGTGAGGGCGCATAATCCCGAATATTATTTCACAAAGATTACTTCGGTTGACTGTTCTCAAACGGCAGAGTGTCCCCGTTGGCTTGCATTTCTTGATGATATTTTTGCAGGCGATAAGGAGCTTATTCGCTACATTCAAAAGGCGGTCGGTTACAGCCTGACAGGCTCAACAGCCGAGCAATGCGCATTCTTCCTTTACGGCACGGGACGAAACGGCAAGAGTACATTCATTGATGTTATCCGTGATGTATTCGGCGATTATGCCGCAAACATTCAGCCTGAAACAATTATGGTAAGAAACTCTCAGAGCAGTGCCATAAACAGCGACATTGCACGGTTAAAGGGTGCAAGGCTTGTCACCTCGGTTGAGCCGAACGAGGGCGTGCGAATTAATGAGGGACTTCTCAAACAGCTTACGGGTGACGATACCGTAACGGCAAGAAAGCTGTACAGCGAGGAATTTGAGTTCAAGCCCGAGTTTAAGCTGTGGATGGCGACAAATCATAAACCAATTATCAGAGGCACCGACACGGGCATATGGCGAAGAATACATATGATACCGTTCAATGTTCAGATTCCCGAGGATAAGGTTGATAAGAACCTTACGCATAAGCTCAAAGCCGAAATGACAGCAATTTTCAAATGGTGTATTGACGGCTGTATTCTGTGGCAAAGAGAGGGTTTGAAAATGCCGTCTGCCGTTCTTCAGAGCGTGAGAGAGTACAAGCGTGAAATGGATGTCATTTCCGCCTTTATCGAGGACAGATGTGTGTTAGAGGGTTCGGTTCAGGCAAGCACGCTCTATGCTGCCTATGCAAGCTGGGCGGGGGATAACAACGAATATTGTATGTCAAATACCAAATTCAGCACCGAGCTTGCCAAACGATTTGAAAAAGTAAAGGGAAGAAATTTCAATTATTTCAACGGAATTTCAATTTATAAAGATTGTTAGTGTGGTAGCTTGAGGAGGGTTTACGGGTTTTTCTAACCTTTCGTATAAGAAAAATAAACTAATATATATATAGAAAGGGTTCTTTAAAATCGCACCAAACCCACCACAAGCCTCCGCAGGAGGTAATATGAAAAAATATGATTTTAACAATCCACAGGTGTTTGAACAGCTTGAAGATAAAGCAATTGACGGTCAGCTTGATTACTCAGCCTTTCCTCCGCCCGAATATAAATACTTTTCAAGGCTTGCAAAGGTCGGCTACAACAACCGTCATAAAGGCTGGGACATAAACATCTGCCTTGAATGGCAGGACAAGCTCAGAACGGAGTATAAGCGTGATAGGGACAACGCAGACGAATACCGTATGCTCTCCCAAAGAATTATGGATAATGTAAAGAAAAGCGCCGACTTCGTCCGTAAGATGTATCAGTCCCAAAACAACGAGCAAACCGTAATCAATGCCCTCCAAGCCTTAGAAGGCCTAACCAACGAAAACGGCTTAACCAAAAGAATAACCGAAAAATTAAAGGAGAGTGATAAAATGAAACTCAGACAGGAAATCGATAACACCCGTGAAACGATTGACGGTGAACTCAATCGCATTATGGTCACAGATGATATAGAAGAGATAAGAGGGTTGACATATTATTTATTCTGCAACATAAATGACCTTATCTGCAAGAACCAACAAAGAATTGCCAAATCGTTGAGAGGTGAAGAAAATGAAAGATATTAAAAACATTACCGTTAATTACGATAACAATGAAAGCAAGACGATCACAAAGGGACTTGTTATTGATTTTGGTAAACTTGATAACGATGAGGGCGATGTTTGCTTTAATATGTGTAACATCAAAGGTAAGGATTTGCATTTGATTGTAACCGCTGTTGTTGCGTTGGCGCAGGAACTTGGTATGCTTGACGAGGAGGAGCGTGATACGGATTGACAGCAAGAGAGATTAAGGACATCAACCGAGAGATTTCACGGCTCAGGGCGAAAATGGCACGGATTCAGGCTGAGGCGGACAACACGGCGGTGACGCTGGGTGAACGAATTGTTCCGTCAGGTCAGACATCCGACAGGGTGGGCAATGCGGTGGTGCAGATTGCCGATATTCAGCGTGATATTCAGAACCTTGAAATCCGCAGGAACTCGGCTCTGAACAGCCTCTCACGGGATGATTTTGTGGAAAACTGCCTGTTTATGCACCTCGGCTTAAAATACAGCTGGGCGAAGATTGCAGTCGATACAGGCGGAATCAATACCCCCGACAACATAAGAATTATGTGCAACCGCCACCATTGGTAAAAGTTGTTCGGTTTTTCGGTTTCAGGGTGATATAATGTAAACTGAAGAAAGCAACAAAACGACATAGGCATTTATGTCCCCCTAAAAAAATCGCACAGACCGCTCTCATTTGAGGGCGGTTTTGTGTTGTGAGGTGAAATTGATGTATAAAGACAAATGCGGTACAGGTTACGAAAATAGCACAAGAGCGATTTTTCAGGGTGCAGGAGAATATGACATCCCGATTATTGAGCCTACAAAAATTACAGAAAACAACTTTATCGGATTTAATGAAGTTTTGAGCAGTAAGCAGAACAACTGCGGTGTGCATTTCTTTTTGGAAGATTACCAGTTTCAGAGGTTGTGGAATACACCCGACAGGTACATTGAAAAGCTACAAAATTTTAATTGTGTGTTGTCGCCTGATTTCAGTCTTTACACTGATTATCCGACAGCGTTGCAAATTTATAATCACTATCGCAAACATTGGATAGGTGCATATTTACAGCTCTACGGTATTGAGGTGATACCTACAATTTGTTGGAGTGATGAAAAGAGTTTTGAATGGTGTTTTGACGGCGAGCCTTTGGGTGGTACGGTTGCCGTATCAAGTGTTGGAACGCAGAACCGTACGGAATCAAAAGAACTGTTTTTTGAAAGGTTACAAAGAAATGATTGAACGCTTACAGCCTGAAACAATTATCTTCTACGGCAGAGTCCCCGAAGAATGTATGGGAAACATCATCAACATCAAATCGTTTCAGGAAAAATTCAGGAGGTCAAAATAATGGGCGGAAGAGGCTCTTCAAGCGGTATAAGTGATAAGGGAAAGAAGTACGGTACAGAATATCACACAGTTGCTCAATTTGGTGAAATAAAAGTAATTCGTATGAATGGTAATACTTCGATAAAAGCTCCTATGGAAACTATGACAAAAAATAGAGTGTATGCTACTCTTGACAAACAGAGCAACATCAAAAGTGTTACTTTTTATGACAACTACGGCGAAAGAATAAAACAAATTGACGTTAAAGGTAGACCTCATAATGGAATGATGCCACATACCCATTTGGGTTATGAACATAATGAAATTGGAGATCGTCAATTGACTGATAAAGAACAGAAATATGTAAGTGTATTATTGAACAAATGGGAAAGAAAACACTTGAATATTTAGAAATTTATTGATATAATATTATAAACGCAGGGGATAGTTTAAATAGGAAAACAGTTTTTACAGATTCCGGTGCAACTCCGGAAACCTGTGTTTAAAGACAGTACAGAAATGTGCTGTCTTTTCTTTTGCTTATTTTTAGAAAGGGCGGTGGTACCGTGAAAGACAAATTAAATGCAAGACAGAGGAAGTTTGCGGAATATTATGCGCAGAGCGGTAACACCGTTCAGAGTGCGATACAGGCAGGATATTCAGAAAATTACGCAAACGCAAGAGCATATGAATTGTTGGAGAATGTTGGAGTTTCAAAATACATCAAGGAGCTTTCCGATAAGCTCAAAGATGAGCGCATTATGAGTGCAAAGGACAGACAGGTTGCTTTGTCCGACATTGCAAGGAATGACGAGCAGGACACCTCCGACAGAATCAGGGCTATTGACACGCTCAACAAGATGACGGGTGAATACACCGTTAAGGTTGACGCAAAGGTTGAGCAGTCCGAAAAGCTATCCGATGTGTTCAGACAGTTGGGTGGTGAGGGACTGAGTGAGTAACAAATTCCCGTTGTCACAAAAGTATATCGACTTTATCAACACAACAAATGTGTCGGCTGAATTTCTTGAAGGCACTACAGCCTCAGGAAAAACAACAGTCGGAGCAGGCGTTAAGTTTATGCGAATGGTGTCGCAGTCGCCGAAGAAGCTTCACGCAATTGCCGCCAAGACAACTGGTAAAGCCGAAGAAACCATTATTCAGCAGGATAACGGTATTCTCGACCTGCACCGTAACGCAGTTTACTGTGGCAACGGCGACAAGGATTACAAGCTGCCGCATATCAAGTTTGAGGGCAAAATCATCTATATTCTCGGTTACAGCAGTCGGGATAAATGGGAAATGGTTCTCGGTGCGCAGTTTGGGTGCGTTTATATTGACGAAATCAACACCGCCGATATCGAGTTCATCCGAGAGATGTCAACCCGTAATGACTATATGCTTGCAACGCTGAATCCCGATGATCCGAGCCTGCCTGTGTATAAGGAGTTTGTCAACCGCTCCCGTCCTTTTAAAAAATATGAAAACGATGTTCCTCCCGAGATTACGGCGGAGCTTACCGAAGAACCTGTACCGAATTGGCGGTATTGGTTCTTTTCTTTTGCCGACAATTTAAGTCTTACACCTGAACAGATTGAAAAGAAAAAGAACTCTGCACCGAAAGGTACAAAGCTCTATAAAAATAAAATCTTAGGTTTGCGAGGCAGAGCAACAGGTCTTGTGTTCCCGAATTTTGAGAGGGCAAGACATATCAAATCAAAAGAGTGGGCAGGAAAGTTTTTGAACTGTAACCGCAAGTCGGAACATTTTGTTCAGTTCACCGCAGGTCTTGATACCGCCTATTCGCAGAAGTCGCCTGACACTATCGCAATGACATTTTACGGCATTACCAATCACGGCAAGTGTGTTCAGCTTGATGAAAGAGTTTATAACAACGCTGAAATGCAAACGCCTATTGCCCCGAGTGACACGGTGAAGAATTTTATTGATTTCCTTGACCGCAACCGTGATGAATGGGGCTTTGCACGCACGGCTTTTATTGACAGCGCCGACCAAGCGACTATTACCGAATTTCAAAAGTATAAGCGACAGCACGGCTGTGTCTATGACTTTGCAAATGCATGGAAGAAAACGAAGATTATCGACCGAATCAATCTTGTACTCGGCTGGCTTGCCACCGACTGTTATTTTGTGCTTGAACATTGTAAAAACACGATTGCCGAGTTTGAAATTTACAGCTGGCGAGAGGATAAAGACAACACACCCGAGGACGGTCACGACCATTGCATTAACAGCGGTCAATATGCGTGGCTGCCGTTTAAAAATATTATTGGAAGTGAAATAAATGGGGCTGATTAACAGAATGGCTGAATCTATCAGATCGGGAATTAAAAACTTTTTGCAGATTACTCCTGCAAGCGACAAAACAATTACCGTTACCGAAACAAGTAATCATCTGACCGAGTGCTTTATCAATCGCATTTGGTATTGGGGCAACAGCAAACAGCTTGCGGAGCTGTACAGGCAGATTGATACAAACAAAACTATGTTTTGGGCGGCAAAAAGCACAAAGGGGCTTGAAATCCGTAAAATACACACGGGCCTGCCGGCACTCATCTGCGAAACGCTTGTGAATATCGTAATTGCCGACTACAACGGCACAGATGTTACAAGTAAAAATTCAACCGCTTATGCAGAGCGTTGGGAAGACATTGAAAAGCAGAACAAGCTATCCGACACGGTTAAGCAAATGCTCCGTGACCTATGTGTTGTCGGTGACGGTGCTTTTAAGGTCAGTTTTGACACGGCTGTATCAGATGTTCCGATTGTTGAATGGTATCCTGCCGAAAACATCGACTTTACATATGTGCGTGGCAGAATCCGAGAGGTTAAGTTTTACACCGATTACACGCAAAAACACCGCCGTTACCGTTTTGAAGAAACATACGGTTACGGCTATATTCACTATGCTTTGTATGATGACAACGGCAAAGAGATTGACCTGCACACGGTTGACGCTCTTTCGTGGATTGATTCAAAGGGCGTTACATTTGACGAATCATATATGTGGGCTGTACCTGTCCTTTACGGCAAATCGTGCCACAAGGGCAGAGGTGCGGGCATTATCGGCATAAAAACAGACGCTTTCGACAGCCTTGATGAAGTGTGGTCACAGTGGATGGACGCACTCAGAGCCTGCCGAACAAAGCAGTATGTGCCTGATTGCCTTGTTCCGAGAAATCCCGAAACCTGTCAGCCGATATCGCCAAATCCGTTTGACAACCGATTTATCACCGTGGGCAACGATATGTCTGAAAACGGCAACGGCAACAGGATTTACACCGAAAGTCCGCAGATTCAGCACGAAAGCTATTTGAGTTCATACATTACTGCCCTCGACCTCTGCTTACAGGGCATTATATCGCCGTCAACTCTCGGCATTGATACGAAGAAGCTTGATAATGCAGACGCTCAGCGTGAAAAGGAAAAGACAACCCTTTACACAAGGCAGAACCTTGTGAAAATTACTCAGAACGCACTTCAAAGCCTTGTTGCAGTTGTACTCAATGCAGACGGTGAACTTAACGGCAATGGTATTGTTGAGGGCTTGGAAGTATCCGTAAACTTCGGCGAATATGCAAATCCGAGCTTTGAAAGTCAGGTTGAAACTGTGTCAAAAGCAAGACAGGGCGGTTTGATGTCAGTTGAAACCTCGGTTGACGAGCTTTACGGCGACAGCAAGTCGGAGGATTGGAAAGCCGAAGAGGTGCAGAGAATTAAGGAAGAGCAGGGCATTGCAGGCGAAGAAGAAAAATCGGAGCTTGACGATGTGGACCTTACCGACACAGAAGAACCTGACAATAACGCAGATGATGAAGAAAATGCGGAAAATAATGCAGAAAAAACCGAAAGCAATCCCGAACAGAATGATACACAGGTAAACAATGAGTGATTACAATATCAGAGAAGCCTTTGAAAAAATCGAAGATGAACTGATTGACAGCATGATGAGAAATTTCAGCCGTCACAGAGCCGAAGAAACCAAAGAGGGTTACAACTGGACACAATGGCAGGCTGAACAGCTCAAAAGTCTTGAAGAGTACCGTAAGCACAACGCAAAGAAATTTGGCAAGCGTTTCAAAACCATTAACGGCAAGGTTGAAGAGATGATTCGCACCGCCAAAGCTGACGGAAATGCAAGTCAGGAGGCAGAAATTCTTGAAGCTGTCAAGGACGGTTTCAAAGCCCCGAAAAAGCCGTCAGCACACAGCACAGCCGAGTTTTTTAAGGTGAATGACCGTAAACTTGACGCACTCATAAAATCGACCACAGATGATTTTAAAAGGGCAGAAACGGCAGTTTTGCGTATGAGCAACGACAAGTACCGCAAGGCGATTTTTAACGCACAGGTTGCAATGAACACGGGTGCGGTTACATACGAAAAAGCCGTTGATATCGCCTGCAAAGATATGCTCAACGCAGGTCTTAATTGTGTGGAATACAAAAACGGTGCAAGGCACACGCTCTCGGATTATGCAGATATGGCGGTTAAAACAGCCAACAAAAGAGCCTATCTGCGTGGTGAGGGCGAAAAGCGAGCCGAATGGGGAGTATCCCTCGTTGTTGTGAACTCAAGACAGGGCGGTTGCCCTGATTGTGCAAAATATATCGGCAAGGTGTTTATTGACGATGTTTATTCAAACGGCAAAAAGTCAGACGGAAACTATCCGCTTCTCTCAACCGCAATCAAGAACGGTTTGTTTCATCCGAGATGTAAGGACAGCACAAGTACATATTATCCCGAACTTGATGATTTGGACGCACCGTTGTCTGAAGATGAAATCAAAGAGCTTGACCGTCAGCGAGGAATTGAGGAAAAACAGCAGTATGCACAGCGACAGGCAGAACGCTTTGACCGCCGTGCCGAATACAGCCTTGATGAGGACAATAAACGCATTGCCCAAACCCGAGCCGATGAGTGGCACGATAGGGCGAATACGCTTGAAGAAAAGGTGAAACAATTTTCTTTGAAGACTGATGAACAAAAATATTACAGACCTGTTTTTAAGGAAGATATATCAAAAACTTTTGAACGCAAAATTGAGGGCAAAACAATTACAATTGATACCCGCAAGGCAAATACATTGTGTGACAATGTTTATATTTCAGATAAGGTAAAGCTAAAACGAAAAGAACTTCATAATTTTGATATGCAAGTGAGAAAAGCGTTTGATATGCTTGGAGAGGTTAAAACAAGCGGAAAGCCTGAAATTTGTATTGTCACTCCCGAAGAAATGCGAGTAAATGCTATTGCTTCATATATGCCAATGCAGAATGTTCTAAATGTCAATTCAGCATACTTTTCAACAAGTGATTTGTCAGGCTTACAAGAAAACTTGGCTTGTCCGCAAGACGGATTGAGTACAATTCTGCACGAACTGATTCATTGGCAAGACGCTAAAAATTACAGAGCAAAATTCGGAGGTATTAACGATTATTTTGAATATTGCGATTACCTTAATAAAATTTATGCTCCAAAGGTTGAAAAATTGATAAATAACGGTTATAATATAGAGGATATAAGTGAGTATGCTTTTGAATGCTTAAAAGATAAAGCTATGGATGAAGTGTATAACGAGTACAGAGTCAGCAAACTTTTAGGGTGATGATAGTATGAGATTGATACAAACTGAAGAACAAAAATCTCTATGGAATGCGTTTAAGCCGTACCTTGTAACAAATGGTTTAAATGTCACTTTGCGTGAAGATGCTCCACAAGAAGCTAAAGATGCTGAAGCACTTTACAGTAAGCTTAGAGAGAAACAAAAAATGCAATATCTAAAAGATAGTGGCATAATCTAACCGCTCCGTAAAAAGGGCGGTTTTGTTATATGCAATTCACAAAAACAGCATAAAATTACGAATTGAGCATTTTATAATCGACAGCAATGTTGATTATAGGGTGCTTTTTGCATTTAAACCCGTCGATTTCGACCGGTTTAGAAAGGTGGTGACAGAATGAAAATCAGAGTAACAACAGCATTTAATGACAGGCAGAACGGCTATGTAACCCGACCTGTGAATGAAGTTTTTGAATGTTCCGAGCAGAGAGCAAAGGAACTCATTGACGGCGGTTTTGCAGAAGAGGTCAAGTCTGACGCTCCCAAAAAGCCGAGAGCCAAAGCAGTTAAAACAGAAAAAACAGAAAAAGCAGATTAAGCACTTTACGAATATGTAAGGTGCTTTTTTATTGTCCGAAGACATTAAACTACGGGAGACACCGTGCAAAACTGAAACAGAGAGACACTCTATAAACTGATTACGGGAGACACCCGAAAAACTGAAAGGATATGAAAAAATGGCAGAACCAAATCCAACACCAACCCCCAATGAACCGACACCTGCACCGCAGGGAACACCGCAGGGAAACGCTCCTGCCTTTGATTATGACAAGCTCGCAAGCCTTATTACAGGCAAACAGAGCGTGACAGAGGACACCGTTTTGAAGTCATATTTTAAGGAGCAGGGATTGTCAGCCGATGAGATGAAAGAGGCTATCGGTGCTTTTAAAAAGCAGAAAGCCAAGAACACTCCCGACTTTGCAAAAATGCAGTCGGAAGTTGAATCCGCAAACAACGCAAAACTTATGGCAGAAGTCAACCAATCGGCAACCCTCGAAGCCGTAAAACAGGGCGTTGACATTGCAACCGTTCCGTATGTGCTTAAAATTGCAGACTTTTCAAAGGCTGTGACAGACGGCAAGGTCAATGCGGAAAAGCTGACAGAGGCTGTTAAAAAGGTGCTTGATGATATCCCCGCACTCAAGGGCAAACCTGCCGAGAACGGCACAGGAGTTAAGAAAATCGGCGGTGACGGCAACGGCAACAAAAATTTAACAGAAGATGCCTTAAGAGGAATTTTCGGCATCAAATCGAAAAAGTAAGAAAAGAGGTAAATAATTATGGCAGTATTAGAATACGCAACTATTTTCAGTAATGTTTTAAGAGAATTGTACGGTCAAGCCCTTACTTGTGATGACCTTTACCACTCAAACTCTGACATTCAGATTATCAACGGTAAGGATATTAAAATTCCGAAACTCTCGGTCAGCGGTTATAAAGACCATACACGAGGTGCAGGCGGTTTTAATTTGGGTACATATTCAAACGGTTACGAAACCAAAACCCTTGACCACGACAGAGATATTGAGTTTGCTATCGACCCTATTGATGTTGACGAAACAAATATGGTAGTGACTATCGCAAATATTCAGACACGCTTTGAAAAAACACAGGCTATCCCTGAACTCGACTGTTATACTTACAGCAAGCTTTATACAGAGGCTAAGCGAGTTGGTGCAACAGTAAAAACTACTGCATTAACTGCGGCGAATGTGCTTGCAGATTTTGACGATAACCTTGAGGCTTTTGCCGAAGCGGGTGTACCGCTCGACAGGGTTATTCTTTATGCGACACCACAGTACAAAAAGCTTTTGAAGAATGCAGAGGGTATTCAGAGAACACTTGAAATCAGTTCCGCAAAGGGCATTGACCGCCGTGTTCGTTCCGTTGATGATATTGATAAGATTGTAGAAGTGCCAAGCTCAAGAATGAAGTCTTTGTTTGATTTTACAAACGGTTGTGTTGCTGACAGCTCAGCTAAGCAGATTGACTATATTCTTATTGACCCGGAAGCACAGGTGTCAAGAGTTAAGTATTCATATATCAATGTCTATACTCCGGGTTCTGACAGCCGAACAGCTGATAATTATATATATCAGAACAGAAAAGTTAATGGTACTTTTGCCATTGACGAACTTATGAAGCAGGGCGTAATCATTCATGCCGAGGCTTAAAGCGAGGTGAGAAAAAATGAAAGCAATCAAAGACAATAAGTCATATACAGTCAACACAGACGAGGAAGCTAAGACTTATGTATCCCGTGGTTATGATATTCAGGATGACAACGGCAAAATCAAAGAATATGGATTAGGCAAGAGAATTTCTGTTGATGATTACAATACTTTGAAGAAAGAAAATTCAAAGCTCAAAGCCGAAAACAAAAAACTTAAAGAGAGTACCAAGTCAGACACAAAGGAGTAAATCTATGTATGCCGATTACATTGAACAGCAGGGCGGAGATGAGAACAGCGTTATCTCTGCCGAACACATTGATGTTCTGACTTTTAACCGCATTGATTTTGAAAAACTTTCGGAAATGCAGAAGAGAATCATCAGCAGAGTGCATAGCAGACTTACTGCTTTTGAAGAAGAAAATGCCGATATGATTTCTTCCTATCTGAAAAGCTATTCAATCAACGGCACATCAATGGAATTTGGCGCAAGCTGGAATTTAATGTGTATCAGCGGAGTGGCAATTCCTGCCGACCTCTATGCGTTGCTAAAATCAACAGGACTTTGTTATCCTGCAATCTGAAAGGTGCGTGAAAACCGTGAAATTTCCGTCACTTGTGAAAAAGCAGTTTTGCAAAACTCCTGTCGAAGTCACAATCTACGGTGAGGGTGTTACCGAAGACGGAGCACCCCTGACCGTGTTTGAATGCAAAAATCTGTATCCCTCCGACAGCTTGTACCCGTCAGCAACCCTGCACGGTGGCTCTGCCTTGTGTAATATGCAGTCAAAGGCAAAGACGGTCTTTACCAAAGAGCAGAAAATTGTTCAGGTGTCGGCTGTCTTGCTTTTTGACGGCGACATTGCTCCCGACAGCCCCACTTTAAGCGGTGGCTTTGTAATCCTTGACGGCGTAAAACGAAACATCGTACAGGGTACAAAACACCGCAACCCCGACGGCAAAGTTAATTTTACGGAATTGGATGTGATTTAATGGGATTTTCGGTATCATCAAAAATCAAACTCAATATGCCTGTTGTAAAACAGCTTGACAAGGCAAAGCAACAGGCTCTTGAACAGACAGGTAACGCACTTCTTACACAGGTGAAAAACACGCAGGTAATGCCGTTTGATACAAGCATACTTCAAAACGATAGTACCGCTGTTGATTATTCACAAAGTGCAAATGGGGTAGTTAAAATTGTGTCAAGCACTCCGTATGCAAGGCGGTTGTATTTTCATCCCGAGTATAATTTCAGCCGTAAGGAAAACATTGCCGCCGGCGGTAAATGGTTTGCACAGTGGCTTGAGGGCGGTACACGGCAGAATTTTTGCAGTCAAACATTCACTAAAATATATAGGAGAAATACAGGACTTTGATTTACTTATCGGACATCAGAGATTGGCTCAAAAGCGTTACCTCAGCCGAGCATTATTACATTGGCAAGCTTGACAACAAGCAGGACAGGTCAATCGGTGTGTATTCATTAAAGCAGTCGGGAACACCCACAAGGGCAATCGGCGGTGAAAGCACCTACGATACAATAAGCGTGTCTTTGCTTATCCATTACACCGACAACGCAAGAGAAACCGAGGAGTTTGCACGCAGACTTTACGAAACGCTTTACGGCATTAAAAATGTTGAAATTAAGGAACACAAAATCTATATAATCGAACTGCTCACGGAAGAACCCGTTGATGTGGGAACAGACGACAAGGGTGTGTATGAGCAGGTCATTGAAGTTAAATTTTATTACGAAAGGAAGTAATTTTATGGCAAAAGTTGAATCGGGAGTATTCCCGTGCTATGAAAATCAGTTTGCGGTTGGCAAGGCAGAAACAGAATCCGCCACGACAAATATTGCTAACTGCGAAGAATTTTCTGTTGCATTTGACAACGGTGTCGAGGAATGGACAGCCTTTGAAAACGAGGGCTGGAAGTCAAGGCTTATGACAGCAAAGTCAATCACAATTACGGTAAAGGGCAAGCGTACAATCGGTGACGCAGGCAATGACCAGATTGCCGCCCTTGCATTTGAAAACGGCAGAAAGACAGAAGTTTCGTTTATGTGGACCTTCCCTAACGGTGCAACCGTCCTCTTTAAAAATGCAGTTGTATCCGTTACATCAAACGGTGCAGGCGCAAGTACGGGTGTTGCTCCGCTTGAATTTGAAGTTATGTCAAACGGCAAACCCGTATATACAGCAGCCGCTTAAAAAACGAAAGGAATGAACGATTATGTCAAAGTTAATTGATATTACAGACAAGCTTAATTTTGAGGAAAAGCCGAGTGTCAGAGTTAAAAATGTTGACCTTGCAATCAACAATGACGCAGTTTCAATGCTCAAAGTTGCGGCACTTTTTGAGGACGGCAACGGTAAAAGTAAAGATGTTATCGAAATGTATCATCTTCTTTTTGATGAATCCGAGAGAGAAAAGATTGAAAAGTTAAAGCTGAATATGCACGATTTCAACGCCCTTATCAGCGAATCTGCCAAAATTGCAACAGGCGATTTGACTGACGAGGGGGAAGCTCAGACCCCGGCTACGACCTGATTGATGACTTTGATTTAATCGTGTCGAGCTTTCGCTCGGAGTACGGGGTCAGCATTTATTCAAAGGACTTTGCTAAAATGAGTTGGAATGAGTTCTGCTCACTTCTGCAAGGCTTAGGACCCGAAACACCGCTTGCAAGAACGGTTCAAATTCGCCTTGAAACCGACAAAGAAGTCTTGAAAAACTTTACTTCGTCACAGCATAAAATCCGCAACAAATGGCGGTCAAGGAATGTAAAGCACTATTCAGACGAAGATATGAACACCGTTCTTGCAGAATTTCAAAACTTCTTCGCTAATCTGTAAATTTGTACATAATTTTCGCTGTATCTACAAAATTCTTGACAATGTTAATATATAGTGATAAAATGTAACATACACTAACAAATTTATTAAGGAGAGTGTATGTTTATGAAATGTCCACATTGCGGAAACGAATTAAAGGACGATGCAAAATTTTGCGACAAGTGCGGTGCAGGATTTGGCGGAAACGATTCAACCTCGGCAACCGTAAATCCTGCAAATGCAAAGAAGAAAATTTACAAGCGTTGGTATTTTTGGGTTATTATCGTTGTTGCTATTATGATTGTTGGCGGTGTAAACGGTGCAATTAACGGTAACAGCGGTTCAAACAAATCAAAGCAGGAAACTACTGTTGCAAATCAGAGTTCAGAAAAAGCAACTGAAAAAGCGACAGAAGCACCGACCACAAAAGAAGTTGCAACAGAAAAGCCTACTAAAGACCCGAAGAAGGTTGAAAAAGAATTTAAAGACGGTTGCAAAACAGTCGACTTTAAAACTCTTTCAAGAAACCCTGACAAGTACAAAGGTAATGACTACAAGTTTGAAGGTCAGATTATTCAGGTTCAGGAAGGCTGGGGCGATTCGGTTGACCTGAGAATCAATATAACCAAAGAAGAAAATGAGTATCTTGATGAACCATTGTGGACTGATACAATCTACGCAACTGTAGAAATTCCTGACGGTGCGGACAAACTCCTTGAAGATGATGTAATCACATTCTGGGGAACTTGTGACGGCGACTATACATATGAAACCGTAATGGGCAACAATGTGTCACTTCCGAAAATCGACATCAAATACTACGAACTCAACAACTAAAACAAAAAGCCACTCCAAATGGGGTGGCTGTTCTTTTGCAAAATTTTTAAGCGTACATCATAGCGGTGTGCGCTGTTTTTATGCCTGTTTTTAAAAAATCTAAAATGAAAGGAAGTGGTGAATATGGCGACAAAGGCGGGTGAAATTGAGCTTGATGTCAGGCTTACGGGTGATGATATTTCCAAAACATTGCATAAGATTTCCGATTCAATTACAAAAAAGTTTGATTCGGCGTTTTCAAGTCTTTCAAAAGATTTTGAAAATGTAAGCACTGATATGAAACAGTCCTTTTCAAAGGTTGCAGAGGGTGTTTCTCAGAAAACCGATAAAGAGTTTTCAAATATCAAAAGTAGCGGTGAGCAATTAAGCAATTCGGTTTCATCTTCGTTTAAGAAAATAGGAATGGCTGTGGTTGCCGCTTTTTCTGTTGCAAAAATCAAGGAGTTCGGTCAGCAGTGCATTGAATCGGCTGCGGAAGTCAATGCGGCAAATTCACAGTTTGCGCAGACTTTCGGCACAATGCAGTCGCAGGCAGAATCAGCCATTCAGAGCGTTGCCAATCAGAGCGGTATTCTTGAAACCCGATTACAGGGTGTCGGCACAAGCATTTATGCCTTTGCAAAAACTACGGGTATGGACAGTTCAAGTGCTTTGGGTATGATGCAGGAGGCTTTGCAGGTAACAGCCGACAGTGCCGCATATTATGACCGTTCGCTTGAAGACACCGCAGAAAGCCTGAAATCGTTTCTCAAAGGCAACTTTGAAAATGATGCCACACTCGGTTTGTCCTGTACTGAAACCACACGAAATGCGGCGGCTAATAAGCTGTATGGCAAGTCATTTATGGATTTGTCGGAATCGCAGAAACAGCTCACGCTTTTGCAAATGGTCAAGGACGCCAATCAGCTTTCGGGTGCTATGGGACAGGCAAGCCGTGAAGCAGACGGTTGGGAGAATGTAACGGGCAACCTCAGAGAAAGTTGGAAACAGCTCCTTGCCGTAGTCGGTCAGCCTATTCTTCAGGTGGCAACTCAGGTTGTAAAGCGGTTGAGTTCCGCACTTGCGACTTTAACGGAATATGCCAAAGGTGCGGTTGAATCGCTTTCAAAGGTCTTCGGCTGGGATACAGGCAACAACACCGCAAGCAATATCAAATCTGCGTCCGATTCTGCCAAAAGCCTTACGGATACGGCAGATGACAGTTCAAAGTCACTTGATAATGTTCAGAAAAGTTCCGAAAAAGCAAAGAGAAGTGTTGCGGGCTTTGATAAGCTGAATGTGCTTTCAAGTACCGATAGTTCTTCAAAGTCAGATACATCTTCATCAAAAAGCTCATCGGGCGGTTCATCGGGCGGACCTGTTGCAAAGAATGTTGTCAAGGATACAAGCAAAAATCTTTCGGGGGCATTCAAAAATCTATACGAAAAAAGCGGATTCAAAGGCTTTGTCGAGAATGTACAGAAAGGTATTAACAAGGTTGACTGGTCAGCTATAGGCAAGAACTGCAAGACCGTTTTTGATAATGCTGTTCCCATAGTTCAAAAGGCATTCGGCACAATGCAAAAGGTCGGTTCTGCAAAACTCGGGGCAATCGGTTCTGCATTCGGAGCGGTTGCGACAATCGGCGGAAAGTCATTTCAGACCATTTCAGGCGGTGTTGCTAAGTGGATTTCAAAAGACAGGGAAAAGATTATCGGCTTTATAGACACCATAGGCAACAATCTTACAAACGGCTATAACAATCTTTCAATCTTTTTTGATAATTTCGGTACACTTGCAGGCAATGCAATTGACAATGTTCGCCCTCAAATGGAAGAATCAATTTCCAATCTTTTAAGCGGTCTTACAACCTTTGCGGGTTCAGTCGGCGAAGTTGTTTCGGGTGCGTTTTCAATCGCAACCGAAAGCCTTGTTGAATGGACTGAAAATGACGGTGCAACAATCACTGAATTTCTTGAAAATTTACAATTGCAGTTTGCAGATGTGTTTGACTTTATCGGTCAGATTTTCGGAAATATCGGAACAATTATCAGCGAATGGTGGAACGGCAACGGACAGCAGATTTTTCAGAATATTTGCAATATGTTTACCAACATCGGCACAACCCTGATGAATGTTTACAATCAATGGATTAAGCCTGCGTGGGATTTTATCGTAGCAATAGTAAAGTCAGCTTGGGAAAACTGGCTGAAGCCTGTTTTTGAGGGTGCAATAAACTTCTTCGGCAAGGTTGCAGACTGTGTTTCAACCGTGTGGAATAACTTCCTGTCACCGTTTGTAAACTGGCTTGTCAGCTTTTGGGGACCTATATTTCAGAATGTTTTCAATGCCGTAAAAAGAGTGTTTGATAATGTGTTTACATTTATCGGTGGGTTGGTTACCTCTATACAGAAAACATTCGGCGGTCTAATTGACTTCATTACAGGTGTTTTCTCAGGCGATTGGAACAAAGCATGGCAGGGTATCTATGACTTCTTCAAAGGCATTTGGGACGGCATTTGCGCCGTGTTTAAGTTCATTATAAACGCAATCATTGACGGCATAAATGCGTTGTGGACAGGTATTTATAACTTTGTTTCTGGCGTTGTTAATTCAATCGGCGGAATAGCCGGTATTATCGGAGCGGCTTTTGGACAGGATTGGAGTTTTTCAATGCCTGAAAATCCGCCTCTCATTCCGAGATTTGAAGAACCCACGGAATCACCGGCACGAAAATTTGCAAAAGGCGGTATTGTTAAAGCTCCGACACTTGCGGTTGTCGGCGATAACGCAGGTGCTAACAGCGGTAACCCTGAGGTTATTTCTCCTCTTAACAAGTTACAGGGTATGCTCGACAATTCGGGCGGTCAGGATACAGTGATTCTCACACAAATTCTTGACCTGCTTAAACGCATTTATGAAATGTTCATTATCTTTCGCAATAACGGCGGCAACACTTATTCATTTACTGCCGAGCTTGAGGGTTCAACGCTTTTTGAAGAAATGATAAGACAGGATGAGCTTTACAGACGCAGACACAACGGTAAATCCGCATTTGCATAAAGGGGGAAATGATATGTCAAATTATAACGGCTATTTGCTTAAATTCGGAAACAACATAATGCCGAATAAGTACATTACCGCATTTTCGTCAACTCCGAATCAGCGACTTGAAACTTCTGCGGAACGAGATCAGAACGGTACGCTTCAAAGGGCAACGCTGCCAAATTACAAAACAAAAATTTCGTTTTCAACTCACATTCTTCATCTTGACGAAAAGATTGATTTTCAGTCGATTATCAACCTCTCAATGGCGAATAAGTTACAGAGGAAGTGCAGGGTAACTTATTGGAACGATGAAACGAACAGCTATTACACCTCTTATTTTTATATTCCCGATATTGAATATACCGTAATGAATGCCGAAAAGAATGATATAACCTATCAGCCGATTACTGTTGAGCTGATTGAGTATTAAGGGGTGATAAAAACGCTTGTATCTAAAGAAATTGCTGATAAGCTGAAAACAAACACACTTTACAACACCGTTGCCCTGCATTCTCCTGACGGTAGTTTTGAGGATATAACCGGCGAAAGTATCGTGCTTGACAGCTTTTCACTTGAAAATGAAATCGTTGAAAAAGAATTGAAATTCGGCGGTTGCATAGCCTCTGAAATGAGCGTGAAACTCATTGATTATGATTGCTCGGCTTTGATAGGAAAGACGGTACAGGTCATCATAACGGCAACATATCTTGAATCGGAGCTGTATCCGTCAGATGATTTGTACCCGTCAAATACTCTTATTTGTCCTGCCGAAACAGGAACGGTTGAATGTCCTGTTTTCTACGGTAAAATTCAGTCGGCTCAAAGAGATAAAAAACAGCGTAACATCGTCAAAATCACAGCCTATGACGCTTTTTATGATATGTCAAAGGTGGATATGTCTTTGTGGTTTGCAGGCAAAGAGAACGAGGACGGCAGCTTTGCTTATGGTTATGCGCACTATCAAAAAGACGATAATTTTAAGAGCTTTTATTCAATAATCGCAGAATTTGCCAAAGATTATGCAATTACAGGGGTTTCACCGCCGAGCTTATCTGTCTTTAGTGTACCGCTGAAATTTGATGATACCTGCGTGGAAAAGGTTATAAAGGACATTACCTTGTCAGATTTAATCCAAGCTTATGCAGAATTAACTTTGAGCTTTGCCGTTATAGATGCCGACGGAAAAATGCGTTTTAAAAGGTTGTATTCTCAATCTTCCGTTGAAACAATCGATTCGTACAAAGATTTATCCTTTGAAGATTACGAACTTGAGCCTATCCGTATGTACAGTGCTAAGTTTGCTGATAAAAAAGCGTTTTTGTATGGCAACAGTAACGATTTTTCGTGGTATGTTTCCGATAACATTTTGATGAGGTGCAGAACAACAGCAAGTGATATTGGCACAAAATATAATTCTGTTAATTTTTTTGGTGATGTATATAAATACCGCCCGACAAAAATTAAGCTGTTTTCGTATTGGTGGCTTGAGGCAGGCGATAAGTACACAATTAAAACTCCGTTTGAAGATTTGCCGACAATCGAAACATTTGTGTTCAATAAGAAAATGGACGGATTTATAACTGCCCTCACATCAAAGGGCGAAAAACGATTAGGAAAGGAAGTAAAAGAAAATGAACAAATACAATAAAATTGTCTTTGTGAACGGCTCTGCTCCGCCCCTCAATGCCGA